TAGTCGCCAGAACATGATCTAAATTACAAGTAGCCATCTAGAAGTAAATTTATTTTTAAAGGCTGAGCGTCCTCGCACTAGGATCTGAAGTCTCAGGCGACCACCGAGGCATCCAGAAAGGCCAATAATCCCCCGTTCTCTTATACATCGATTCATATAGACTTCTGTAATAATAAGCCTCAGGAGTCTTGGGCACTGGTTCCGCAAATAAACAGGCCTTCGCCTCCCAGTCATGAATCCCTTTCAAAAGAATGCGTTCCTGAATTTCCTCAAACCAAGACTTTTCTACCCCACTTACACCATCAGAAAACGCCTCCTTTCTACGCCATAAAACCTCTGGTGGCAGAAGCCTATCCTTCTCAAAAGCCCGTCGCAGCAAGTCCTTCTCACACCGTTTCCCAGGGCGACGTAGCTCTGTCGGCATCGAATTGGCCACAGAAACAAACTGTCTATCTAAGAATGGCGTGCGAGCTTCCAACCCATGTGAACTAATGCTTCTATCTGAGCGCAACACATCGTACCGATGTATTTCTCCAAGAAGCCTCTGCGAATCCGCCTCAAATTGTATGTCATTCGGCGCTCTATAAAAATACAGATATGACCCCCACACCTCATCAGATCCATCTCCATTGAACACCACCTTACATTCAGTATCTTTAATAGCACGGGCGACTAGCCAGTTTCCAACAGAGGCCCTCACGGTAGTAATATCATAGGACTCAATGTCACGAATCACCTGAGGAATTACGGCAAACATCTCATCCGCCGTCACAATCACCTCATGATGGTCTGACTTAATCCAGTCAGCCACAAGGCGAGCATGCTTCAAGTCGCTGCTCCCAGCCATACCAATACTAAAAGTCTTCAAGGGCGGCAGACCTCTCTCCAGCAGCATCCGCTGAACACATGCCGCCACTAAGGACGAATCTAGCCCCCCGCTCAAAAGTGCAGCGATTGGCCGCTCCGTCATGAGCCGCTTCTGAACGGCGGCCAAGAAGGAATCACGAACGGCAGCCAACGCAGTCTCATCCGTATAAACACCCTTGAGCCAAGGGACAGTATGATAGACCTCCTTTGACACAGGACCATTGTGTGATACACGCCAGACCTCACCAGGAGGAAACTCGTAAATCTTGGCATTACCATCAAGCCATCCGTCAAGTGCCTTCCGCTCACTTGAAAAGGCCATTCCTCTGAACTTACACTCGCTCCAATACAAGGGGCGCACACCATACGGGTCACGAGCAACGATATATTCGTTCGTGGAAGCATCATATAAGACAATTGCGAAGTCTCCATCGAGCGCCCGACAAAAGGCCACTGGATTGCGTGCAGAAGAAACCCATAGAGCACCTAAAACTTCACAGTCAGACCCCTTTGACACAAAGCCCAAATGAGAAGCCAAGGCCTCAGAATTGTAAATCTCTCCATTACACATCCAAGTAAGACCGCCCTGTGTAAAAGGTTGCATACATTCGTCGTTGAGGCCATTGATTGCGAGCCGAGTGAAGGCGAAGGTTGCGCCTGATATATCAATAATACGAGTTCCCTCTGGGCCACGAGCAGTTATTCCGAGAACAGCCGCAGGAACCTGTGACCTAGCTAGAGAACTGGGGGACTTATAAATCCATGCCCATATTCCACACATCTCTTAAACATAAGATAATTATTCTTAAACCCTTTCTAGAATGGACGCAAGTGACATTATCCGCAGAAATCTTCAAGTTATAAAGGCCGCTGCCACGGTGCAAGGGGTAGTAGCAATGAGACCAGCCTTTGTGGCGACAACAACCAATAAGCAAATTAATGTTAGCACCTTATCCTTCGCATCCGCAGAAGCCAAGATGGACTTTGATGCGGGTATGAAGTATCTCTCGTTTACAAATGGGATACCAACCGTATCTACCATGAATTTCTGTGCTAATCGCAAGGACTAATGTCCTAGGCTCAAAGCAAAGGATCCTTTAACACATATAGATGGATAAGTCACAAAGACTCTCGCACACGATCACTCTTCTGAAAAAGCTGATTGCGGTTGGTATTCCGCAAACAGATCTTGGATATTCACTCACAAAAAAGGCTCTAGACAAGTGGATTTCTGATGGAGAGCCCATAGAATCGCAGATAGACTTTGCTCGCTACGGTCGAGTAGGTCATCTAAGCCTCTTTACGGATAAGTCGCCAACCTTCGTTTTAAAGGCTACCGAGGAGCTAATCGAAGATTGCGAGAGGCGTAGCGAAGCAAACGCCGACTAGCTCATCGACCTGCTCAAAGAACAAATGGTCTCAGAATAGATGGCTACGGAGTCCACGGACCGTATCACCTTAGCTAAAACCCTTTCTTTAAAAGATTTGGTTTTATTTGGAATTATATCAATCTTCGGTTCAGGAGGGTTCAATCTTATAGGTCATGCCATAGGACAAGGAGGCGACTATTGGCCTCTCGCCTTGGCCGCCGCCTCTGCGCTCTTCCTAGGAAGTTCAAGAACCTATGAAACTGCATTTAATGAATTCAAAAAAAATACATCAGAATCTGATTTTTTGGAAAAAATCTTTGGAACAACTGCGTCATATGCGACAATAGCATCCATTATAACATTTAGTGTTTTTTCAATGGCGACAATTCTTGTTCTATGTGTTCGACTGCTACTCCCTCATGCGGCCTGGCTTACGCAAAGCATGACAGCCGTATCTCTTGTAGGATTGATGGGACTCTTCTCTTTACAGGGAATTAAGTCAAATACCACCCTTGTCAATATATCATCAGGTCTTCTCATATTCATATTATCATTCTTATCTCTCCTAGGATTTGGAGGCCTCGTCCATGGTGTATCTTCTATTCCTAGCGTAACAGAAGTCCCCAATCCATCTCTAACACAAAGTTTTCTGTATTTTTTCTACATTCTAGCTGGATTTGATGTATTGATGAAGTTTTCTGAAGAAACAAAGGACCCTGCCGATATTCCTAAATCGTTTTACATAAGTAATACAATCGCCATAGTCTTTGTTCTAGGACTGAGCTTAGCAGTAGTAAATTTTACAGATCTGAAGAAGGTAAAGCCACTTGAGCGGGCCATTGGATTCATGTTAGATACTATTTCTGGCGCAGATGTAAAAGGATATTTTTCTGTAATTGCGGTATTCTTTATGATTATTACGATGTTCGTGACGTTCTTGGCCACAACTCGTTATATATTCAGTCTGGGAGAGAAATATGAAGGTCTCAAATGTATGACACGGCTCAATGAGAACAAGGTTCCAACGATGCCAATCATTGCTACTACAGCAGTGGTAGGAGCAACCGTTCTAATTAACCATTTTGGCATCTTAGTTTCAATCGCAGACCTGGCGTTAGGCAGTTTCTTATTCTTAGTGGCGGCGGCAGCAACCAAATTCAAGTATGATAAGGGTGAGATTCCTGTCATAGAAGGTTTAACGGCAACGACATTCTTAGGCGTGTTCGGTGCAACGGCTTTAAACAATATCCCCTTTATATTCTAGATGCCGATCCTAGAAACTCTTTCGGCTTTCGCAAGTTCTTCAATTATGAAGGCCGCAGGTTCTGCACTACTCTCTTACACAGCCCATTATGGCATGACAAAGGCTTACAACTATGCCTGTATTCCTGATGGAATGTACGGCTTTCTTCAAGGAATGCTGACATCAGGAAGTCCGGTTTGCCAGGTTGGAGTTCAAGTCATTAGTTCTACACAGGTTTCATATTCTCAATTAATTATGATGGTGATTTCTCGTGTTGTAATTGACACTGTTGCGCCTGGACTCCCTGTAAAATAAGGGGCCAATCTATCAGATGAATGCGTCAGCCGAGGGTTCGTTATACGAACTCGTCGCCCGAGGCAATAAGGATGTCTTCTTTTATGCGGACAGAGCTGACAGCACCTATATTTTTGACAACACCTATGATGCGCAGACGCCATTCTTAGAAGAGGTGCGCAGAGTTCCGCCAAAGACAGCCTCAGAATTCGGCCGCACAGTAGACTTTGATTTAGATCTAGTGGGTGACTTCATGAAGAATCCTACTATCTTAATTAATCTGCCAACCTGGCTTCCTGAGATACAGGCAAAGTTCATCAGACAGTCAACTATCGTTGACGGCGCAGGCCTTTCATATGGATATATTCAAGGGATAGCCTATTTCCTCTTTGAGACTATATCCTTTTATCAAGATAATATCCTATTGCAAGAATTCACTGGCGATACTCTATGGGCTCTAGGAAAAATCACTGGATCCTATGGCAAAGGCTTCGTCTATACAAGTCAAACGGGCGGTCATGGGGGCACGCCCTTAGAAATAGGGTGGAATGCAGCTCCTCCTCAGCTCCGCCTAGAAGTCCCCCTCTTAGGAACTGAACCCTTCCCCCAGAGAGCTGCCACGAGTCATACATATAGAATTCGGTGTAAGCTACGAAAACTGGAAGACCTCGTGGAATCTTCAGACCCTACTACTGCGGCAAAGGCGAATCCCTGGGATAAGACGATGACGATAAAACGCAGCGCAACAGATCCAGGCACAGAATTTAGAACAATCAAACGAGAACATATGGCACCACTCATTCTACAGCTAGAAACTACTCAGGTCTATGTGGAAAAGAAGGTTCAAGAAATCATACAAAATACGCCACTTAGCGTGAGATTCAATCGCATCTATACAAACCATTTTACACAAAACCAACTTGATTATGCTGGAGTCATAGGAGGAGGAACGTCCGTAGTAAATCGTAGACTAGATGCGAGACACCCTTCTGGACGCATTTCATGGTTTTTCAGGTCGATGGACGATGTGAATGCAAATCGTCTATACAAGATTAATACAATCAATAATACCCCTTATTACAATTCAATTACCTTCTTGATTGCGGGTCAGACGAGAGAGGCTCCTCGTTCATCAACTGTTTGGAGGGATATAACGAATTTTGCTAAAGAGGACTGTGATTCTGGCATTGAACTTGGCACCATGAATTGGTCGTTTGGGTCAATAGCGCCCAATCGATTCGCTGAGCCTATAGGACAAGGCTCCGTTAACTTCACAACCGCCGACAAACCCACGCTGTATATTGACCTCGCAAGGCCCGGGTCTCCTATGACCACACCAAGCACCGAGCTCTTCGTAATCGTAGAAGGACTCTGTGAATTCAAAACAGATGGAAAGGGGCGCGCAGAACTTCTTTCCATCAATTAATGATAACCAATAGATGAGCGACTTGCCACAAGCACCATTCGGCTCTGAAGGATTTAGTAGACCAAGTGGAGACATAGTCACACTTCTTGACTTGGCACCACGGGATATGCAGGATAACACCTTCAATCCTCTTTCAGCTGATAAAACTTGGTGGCTTCCCCAGGATAGACGCATCAATCCATTTACAATGTGTGTTCAACAATTTCCATTCCGAGGTCCAACCGGCTTCGGCCAACGCTTCACCTTTGATCTAAAATCAGTAAGCTGTGGCGACTTACTCTTTAACACCGTCCTACAAATAGATCTGAGTCATTGGCTGAATGATACTGATATTATGCGCTTAGAAGGAGGTAGATATACAACCACGGACCCCACCATGTGGTTTTATGCAAATTCATTAGGCACCGTGATTCTGGAAAAAGCCGAATTCGAGGTGAATGACCAGACGATTGAGACAGTTGACGGCGACTTTTTGAATGTGGCCAGTTTATTATTCCAAGATATGAATTCACAGTATGGCTTGGCCGCCGATGGTCTAGGCCGTGAACCATTAGCAACCCTTTTACACAGTCCAGCAAACAAGCCCTTTCCAACTCAAGGCAAATCGCTCTTTATTCCTCTACCCTTTTTCTTTAGTCGTATCAAGCTCAAAGAAGCCTTCCCTCTTCTTGCTTGTAAGGAAGGGTCTGTGCGTATTCATATACATTTAAGACCTTTTCATGAATGTGTAAGAGCCTTGTCTGGTCGTCGCCTATCGTGTAACGATACACCCTTAGGAAAGTCCTTTACGGTGACATCTAGAGAAGATGGTATATTCTTAGATGAAACGATTTCATCGGCCGATGTCATACCACAATTCAAAGGAATACAGTTGATTACTCGTGCGGCTCATACGGATGGTTCTATAAGACAAAGAATCTTGCGAAATCCCTTTGAAAACTTAATACGTTGTGTCAACACCTTTGATTTCGCCGAGCCTTTGAAGTATGTAATCAATAAGACAGCGTCTGATGTAATACAGATTCAGCTCCCCTTAGAAGTAAATAATCCTATAGAAGAAATTATATGGTTTGTTCGTCGTAAGGCCACTGCGAATAACAATGAATGGACTAATTATTCTGCGACAATGAGTGCTGAGCTAGACCCTGTGTATAATCCTTTGCGTCCTCTTTTACAGTCAGCCAGCATTCAGTTTAATGGTATAGATATTATAAAGGGTGATGAAGCCTGGTTTCGTAGGCATATTTCTCTAAAACACCCAGGAGGTGCGGCGGCCTATGAGAATTATATCTATGGCTACTCGTTTTCCAAGAATCCAGGGTCTTTCCAACCTTCAGGCACAGCGAATGCATCAAGGTTACAAAGTGTTCGTCTTACACTAGGTATTACACCGCCCGCAGGCCAGTATGAGTTAGAGTGGGAAGTCAAGGTCTTTGTTATTGGACTCCAGTGGCTCAGGTTCCAGGAGGGCTTGACAAATCTAATGTATATGGATTAAAGTGTATATTAAATTTTGCTAATACTTTAGGAAATACATTATATAAGGCATCAAACATCAGCAGAACACCTCCAAATCCAATGAAGACTTCATCCCAACTGTCGAAGCTGGGAGAACCATTTATTATAAAATACATAAATAAGAAAGCACCCAATAATCCCTTGAATAATACATCAGAAATCAAATAGGCAAGACTATCTTGTTGTTGTATTTTTGCTAAAATAAGAATCAGTTGTATAGTCATTGATAATTTTAGAGCCAGTAGCACTATGACATGTGCTTTCATTCTACAATATCTCCCACATTTTGAAAGAGGTTAATGACATCTAAGAAAAGACCCATGGATGAATTAATGTAGTCCTTCTTCTTTCTACGAGCATCCTCTTTCATGCGCTGTGTATCGTATGCCACATAGATTGTGAAGAGGGCAGTGCCGAACCAAGATAGCGCAGTGTTTATAGATGAGACTGATTGACTGGAAGCACCCCCTAGAAGGCCCAGGGTCAGTATGATCCGAGCGATGATCAAGCCTATAAGACCAGCAAACAGATATACGCCGAATCCTAGGATATTTTGATTATCGTAGAATCCGACGGCGGTCATGGCTAAGAAAATGCCCGCAACGATGATGAGAACATCATCTAGAGTCTTTTTATCTTCAAGCCTCTTGACAAAGTTCGTCAGAATCTGACCTAGAATAGCAGCAAATATAATAGCAAGGGCATACTTAATTGGGCCGGGCTGTAGTGCTAAAATAACGAATATAAGGACAATGGAAAGAATTGCTTCTACCAATACTACGTAAGGGTTTGAAGTCAAAGGGGTCTGAGAACTTACCGCAGTTATACCTAGACCAGCCAAAAGATGTAGATACGTAATTCCTATAAAGGAGCTCATTTCTATTAATGACCGTATAAAAACTGATTGTGTGAAAGGGTGTATGAAAGGTCCCTATACAGAAAATGAACTTTGCCAGTGCTCTTTCAGATGCTGAACTGAATCTTCAAACAAATGGATTCTCTATAAATCTCTGGGTTCCTGAATTTAAATGGAGTACATCTGAATCTGAGGCTTCTCAACCTCCTCACCCCCCTCAACTACTTGCAGCTCTTCAAATCTTCCTCTGGTTCTTCATTGCCGATAAACATCGCACATGGGTTCATCTGGCAGCAGAGATGCAGGCAGGTAAGACGGGTGTTGTATCAGCTCTGATTCGCCTTATCTTTGCCAATGCATCTCGCTTGAAGATCACGCCTGAACGCATCTTTGTTCTCACGGGAATGAGTGACAATTCTTGGATTAAACAGACGAGGGAGCGCCTTCCAAATAATGTTCGTCCTGGAGTCTTTCATAATGGCGGTTTTACGAAGGTTCAACAATCACTGACGTCTCTGGCCGAAGGTGGTGAACTTGAGAACATTCTAATTATCTTTGACGAAAGTCATATTGCTTCTCTTGCTGGAAATCGCCCTAACAATATGATATATAGTCAGGTTGCTCAACTCTGCCCTAGGGACAAATGGGAAGAACGCAATATCCACTTTCTCACAATTAGTGCCACAGATCCTGCAAAGTCCAGCCTTTGTTTAGAGAATCGTTCGTCTAAGGTGGTTCGTCTTCTTACAAATGATACGTATCAGTCTGTCGAGTCTCTTGATATTGTAAAACGTATTCGTGATACTGAGGAATTTGGTGATCTGCATGAAGCAAAGGCAATTGCTGAACTAAAACGGGCTGTCGCCGAGTATCCATGCCCCCTATATCACATTCTGCGCCCTCGTCAAAAGGTAATAAAGGGGAAGAAGACAGCAACGGAGCTTCTTACTGAAGTTAAGACAATGGAGGGAATTCTTAAGGAAGCTTTCCCAGGCTGCGTAGTTATCCCCTGGGACTCTACAACAAAGGGTGAGAATACAGATTCATCTTCAACAGTCATAGAGGATATTAATGAGCTTCTTGAGGTTTGTCCTGAAAGGCATACCTTTATTCTTCTCAAAAATATGTTCTATGCTTCAAAGACAATGGAGGATACACATGTGGGGATTCTATGGGATCGTAAGGGCGGCAAGGATGATACAAATCTCCAGAGTCTTTTGGGGCGTGCCCTAGGCTATGGCAAAAGTAAGAGGACAATCGTATATACAAGTAAGGAGACAGTTGAGAATTATCTTAAATTCTGGCGTAATGCTATTGCGGGTCTTCCACCGCCAACTGATATTCCCATTGATACTAACCGTTTCGAAAAGAAGATGGCAGGTGTTCAAAAGGTTCTTCTGATTAATGGGCAACCTGTCATTACTATCTCACGCAACTATACGGGTCCTGGAGGTACTAGTGCGGCTCCTCCTGTAATTCCTAAGACTGTGCCTACAGTGGAGGAGTTTACGACACTTGAGGAACTAAGGGCTCGATGGGTTAAAATTCAAGAAGAGAAGGGTATTACACATAAGACAACTGTAAGAACTCCTAATAAGGACGAGAATCAGTTCTACACATGCGCCCTTGGAAAGGCATCGATTAAGCAAACTACTACAGATGTTCGTGAGTATATTTGCGGATGCACTCGTGGTTGGACATCAAGTGCTCGTATGGCTGATAGGCCAGCAGAGGTTGTTCACAGAATCTACGTGGGTTATGAGAATACAACACCGATCTTCTTTCTCCGATGGGGAGAAAGTAAGGCCTAGCCTAATAGCTAAAGATATTGTAAGAGGCTTCATACAGAATGGCGTCGGCCGGCCTTTTAAAACTTCTGAGTTCAGGCCTCCAAGATGAACGCCTCTTATCGCCAAAGATTCAGACCGAGGCATATCAGAAAACTTTTTTAAAGACTGGCAGATTTACCACCGAATGGTATCGAGTAGACTTTGATAATCAACCGGCTTTTGGCTCTACGGCCAAGATCACAGTCCCTAGAAGGGGACATTTGGTGACAAGAGCCTTTCTTGTTACACGAATGCCAGATATCTCAACAACCCAGGCGGCGGCCAGAAAGTATGCCAAAGACAATGGTCTAGAATTTGCCGGCCCCACCTTTGGCTGGACGAATTCCATTGGCCATGCCTTAGTTACATCAGCAACTCTCAGCATAGGAGGAACTCCGATAGATACACTAGACAGCCGCCTCTTAGAAGTGTTAGATGAGTTTCATACACCGTTGGAAAAGACAACCACAGTAAATCGTTTACTAGGTCGCCATGATGATAGATTTACTCCAAAATCCAATGGCTTCAACGGTATTCAAGAAGTGGTGACTCCTCTACCTTTTTGGTTTGCTCGTGGCGACCCTTCTTCAGCCTTGCCGATTGATGCTATAGGGAATGACTTGGTTCAGCTAGGTGCTTCCTACAACGTAGTGGACGCCTTATATGTAAGCACAAGTCGTCTCAAGGATCCGAGATCCTATGTGATTACTCCAGGGTCTCCAGCAGTGGCGTCGATTCCATCTCAGACCTTGGTAAAGGGCTGTGAGAGGGTTTTTCAGAAGGGCGACGAAGCAAGAGCAGCAGTTCCAGGGGTGAATGGTTTGCTAGCCATGCCTCCAATGGCAGGAAGCCCCTTCTATGTATTGGACCCAACTGGCGAGGAAGTCTTTGGCCTCAATGGTAATCCAGAAAAATCGGTAAGAGTCCGTCGTATTCCTGGTATTCAGATGCCAGAATCCTTCCAGATTTTGGAATCCTATATTCTTCTTGAATATGTCTATCTGGACCGTCCTGAGGCAAACAGAATTCGCCTCGCAGATATCTCATATCCTATTGTGCAACATTACCCTTTTACACAAGATACTAGGGGTCATTTCAGCAGCCGAATCCCTCTAAGAATTCCAAATCCCTGCCGAGATATTTATTTCATGGCACACAGAGTTGACGCAGATCTCTTGAATGCCCCTTTCTTAGCGACTCGTGACTTGTCCGGCGCAGCCATTACAGATTTGAGTGGTATAGGCCCAATAGCTCCTTGGTGGCCCGATGCGAAAGGCTTGAACCTCGACCGTTTTACACCTCTGGTCCCAGCCTTTTCGGCCTTAGAATCTGAGCCTATTCAGAGCCTGGAACTCTTATATGAAGGCAAGATGATACGATATTCGACAAGTTCGCCAGAATTCTTCCGGTCTATCCTTCCGACCATAGAACAACGAAAAACACCTTGGCATAATAAATACTACTATCATTTACCCTTTGGCACACACTCTGAGGCATTCGGTATAAGCCAGCCTATGGGGCAAGCAAACTTAGATAAAATTACTCGTATAGAACTTTCTTTAACATTCAAACCTTTCCGTGGTTCTATGAGGCAATCTGATGTTCCAGCGTATACAATCTATGTATGGGCGGAAACATATAATATTCTGAGGGTCTATGGTGGACGAGCGGGCTTACTCTTTGGATATTAAATTTGAAGGAATCCATGACATAAAACTGTTTTGTTCTAGAACATAGGTGCTGCTACATTTTACGTAGACACTCACCTGCAAAGAGTCTTTTGCCTCGACCGAATTATAAAACTCTTTAGCTTCTTGTATCTGAACAGACGTAATTGGTTCATCATACGTCTTTTCATATACTACTACATCCAGACGAATAGATATTCCATATATTTTTCCGTCTGAATAAATTCCCATATATAAACACTGAGGGGCGAATTTAAACGCCCGCTAAGGCAATGGCTGCTAGAATTGCTGCAGCTGTCTGTGTTGATGCGACCGCCGTTTGCGCATTTGTGTAGGCCTTTGTTGCAGAGGTGACCACGGCTTGCGCATTTGCCAAGGCTGCTGCCGCATTTTGTTCAGCTGAAAGAACATCCTTGATACTATCTAGGTCTGAACCGGCGGCGATTGCCGCATCTAGAGCCGCCTTTTCTGTAGTATATGTTATTTGAGCTGTAGCTGCGGCTGCGGTGGCTGCTGTTAAATTGTCCTGAGCTGTTCTCATGACAATTGTCTGTGAGGCCACTGATGCGGCCAGAATCGCCGCAGATTGCTTCTTTCCTTCTAAAGTAATTGCAGCGGTGGACGCAGTCAATGCGGCGATTGCGTCAGTTAAAGGAGTCTTAGCCGCAGAAGCAAGTATACCAGTCTCCTCTAAGGTTAGAGTATTCACATCAGCACTAGCCTGTGTGCTGGCGGCACTCGCCTTTGTATAGGCGGCTTGTCTTATAACCACTTCATGTGTAGCAGCTTGGACCTCTGCTTGTTGAGTTTGAATATCTGAAATGGAATTTCCAGATGTGATAGCAGTATCTAAGGCGAGCTTAGCGACAATAAGTTTCTCATTTGCCGTATCAAAGGCCGTCTTCGCAGCGAACTCCTCTTGATTTAGTTTTATGAGCATGGCATTCAAAGTATTTATTTTGGCTGTAACTATCGCAGCTTGTATCACAATTTGGCTAGAATCAATCTTGGCCTTGGCAATTGGATCCTGGGTTCCTAAGGCGAGGGCATTTGTAACGGCCAGATTCTTACCACCAGCTAAGTATGTAAGACGAGATAGTTCAACGGATGCCTTTTGTAGATTCGCCTGTAAAGGAAGAATATTAGTGAGGCTCTTGCCACTCTTCACTGCCTGAACTAAGGCAGCAGATGCTATTGTGTATGTTTCCTTGGCCGATAAAAGCGAGGCCTGAGTAGAAGCAGCATCTTCGTATTTTGCTGTTATATCGGCAACAATGGCATTCGCCTTTTCTATGACTTGTTGGCCTCGTTGTAGAAGAGCAACATTTGTTAGAATGGCTGCAGAATCCGTAGATAGAGTAACTCCTTGTTGTGCTATAGTTACTGCTGCCTCTGCAGAATTATAAGCAGAAGTTGCGTTTATATAAGCATCTCTGGTAGCATTTAGATTACTATTTAAGATACGAATATCATCAATTGTCGCAGTGGCTGTAATTGCGGAATTTAAGGCATTCTGGGCGAATATATATTGGGTTTCTGTAGTATCTAATATAATCTGTGCCTCATTTTTGGAGGCCATGGCATCATATAGAGCCAAAGCTAGGGTATTTGTCTTTGCCGCTTCTACAGATGCTGTGAAATTCGTGGCCGCCGCCTCAAGAATTGCCTTAGAATTAGCATTCTCTGTTACACCAGCATATGAAGTTGTATAATCAGCCTGAGCTGTAGCTAAGGCGACTACGGTGGCATCTCTCTTTGTAGTCGCATCCAACACATCGGCGCTGAGCTTGGCAATAAGGTCCGCATCTAGAGGATTTGCTGTAGCCGCAATATCATACTTTCTCTTTGCTACAACATATGCGGAGGCGGCGAGGTCGACATCTGCAGACGCATTTACTACTCTTATATGAGCAGCATGTAGCTGATTCGCTGCAGCGATTGTATCAACTGATGTTATAATCCCTTGTTCATAGGCTTGTAATGAGGTTAGAGAAGCTGTATAAGATTCTAGTAACGCAGCATTATCAGTTTGAACGCTTATTATCTTGGCATCCGCAGATTCCGCCGCCGCTGTAAGTGAAGTTACATCCGCCTGGGCAGCAGCCTTAGCATTGTTCGCCGATGCGAGTGTAGACGCCGTTACCTTTGCATTGGCTGTTGCGGTGACAACGGCGTTTCTTAGAACACTGATATCACCCATGGCCGCCCCACCTGCGATTGCCTCAGATAGAGCAGCTTGCGCAGAAGTAGAGGCAGTCTGTGCTTCAGTATTTGCAGTTAGAGCTGCGGCAGCAGCGTCAGTTGCTGAACTAAGAACGGCCGTGGCATGTGTAAGAGCTGATGTCGTCACAGCATCAGCTAAGGCGGCGGCTTGTGTGGCAGTATTCATATAATTATCCAAGGCTTGCTGTTCAGTTGATTGTGCATAAATGAGATCCGTTGTTGCTTTCGCAACAGATTTAACTGCTGCCTCAGCGGCATCTGTGAGAGAGGATATATTTGCCTGTATGATATTTATTTCACCATCGCTCTTTCTTGCTAAGATTGCGCAGTTCAAATCAATGGTTGCTGACGCTAGTTTTCTCTTTGCTAGATTCTGGCTATTCGTGGCGGTGACAAAGGCAGTCCAGGCATCTTTTGTCTTAGAGTTCGCTAGGCTGAGAGTTAGACGTAGAGCTGTGAGTGTTTGTGGGTCAAGTAAATTATTTTCGGCATCTGTGAGAATCTTTATATCAGGGTTAGTGGCATTCTCAGCCGCAGTCTTGGACGCTGCAATAGTTGCTGCATCAGCCTGGGCCTTTGCTTGCGCCGCTGCAACTGTAATAGAATTGGCGGTAGAGGAGGCGAAGGCGGCATTTGCGGCGGCGGTCTCTTTATCGGCCAAAACCTGTTCAGCTGCTTCTTTGGCATTTTCTGCATTCTGTAGTTTAGTGGCCGCCTGTGTAGCTAAGATGCTGGCACGAGCGGCGGCGGCTGAGGCAGCTATTGCCGCCGCCCGTAGATTCTGAATATCACTGGTCGTGCTTCCTGATACAATGGCTTCCTCTAAGGCAGCAAGGGCTGCCGTGGCTGTCGCTTGAGCATTTGAAGCGGCAATGGCCTGTCTAGCATTGTCATTCACCGCATTGATGTAGGCTAGTTCTTCAAGTGTTGTTCTATATGCCGCCGCCTGTCTCTGCTGTTCGGCCATTGCGGCGGCTATACTCGCATTGGCAGCAGCGGTGGCGGCAGCGGCCTGTTGTTTTCCAGATACGGCGGCCGCCGCAGCTGCAGCTGCCGCCTGTTTCGATGTGGCACCGCCAGGTGTATCTATGGCAAGAATTTGTAGGCGAATGCCAAAGTTGCTTCCTGCTGGAATGACGACTGTGCGATTACCGCCCAAATCATCTGCTGTTGTATGGGTGACATCCTGGGGGAAGGTAAAATTCAATCTGAGTTCAACGATATCATTTTCTATGAATCCCCAAGGGCCGGTTCCAGGAGGGTCAGCCTCCCCATATGCAAAGTTGGTTTCAAAGAGGCCGTCAATCTGTGTTCCATCAGCCTTGAAATAACGAAGAGGGTTTGTGGCTAAGATATATCTAAACATAGAATCAACTCCACCCTTATCCACTGTATTGCCTGAAGCAAGTTGCTCATCATCATTCAAGGCATCTACAATGACGGATGCCACTTGTTCACTTGTAATCATCTTCTGGGCGTCCTCCAGATTGTAGATGATATCCATAGTGGGTGCGGCAGATACACCATAGCACTTATATAAGATATAGGCCATGATAATGTCATTCGCACTTATTCCATCGCATCGAACTCGAGAATCATAGTTGGCGTCTAGGATATAGGAACTGTAGTTGAGTCCACCTGCGGAACCGTCAATATCCGTATATGACTTATTCAATGAGCTTGTTAGAACATCGATAAATTTTAGTGAATTAACTTCTGAAAGAAAGTGTCCTATGGGTCTCGGGCTGCCTGAAGCTCTTTGCCAAACGAAGAAAGTATTCAAGTAATCGACTGACATTGGGATTTGAACTCGGTGTCCCACAGTGGAAGATTCCGTGAAATTAATGGCATTATTTGCCAAGGCTAGCGACAATGTCTTTCTATAACGGATCGTAATTGCCGGCATTCTAATAGGATTTATAAATTTCGTTAAGCACTGTAAGTGTTTAACAAAAGTTTGTTTACATAGTATGTATTTACGCAGGTGTCTCCGCAGGGGGGGGCGCAGGCTCCGAAGATGTCGTCGCCGGCGCCGCGTTACTTGAGCCCGTGCCATCGTCAATTGAGATGAAGATGTTGGCCTCGACACTAACCGCCTCGGCCTCCCCATCCTCGGATGAAACCGTGATTGTAACGGGGTATCTGCCTGATTCAGGTAGAGGGTCAATGGGTGCACCAGAAGCATCAACGACGCCAGAGAAGCTTAAGACACCTGTCGCCTCATCAATCGTTACGCCCTCAGGTAGTGTATCCGCCTCATATGTGTATGTGCCATTACCGCCCGCAGGCACAACTGCGATCGCAGACTGTGGGGGGTAGTTTGGTCCAGCGTAGAAGATGACGTTCATCTGCGTGGCAACCTTGAGCTCAAGAACCTTGGGCGCGGTGTCGTCCAACATAACCTCAGATGTGGCGAATGTTCTGCCAGCCTCATTCTCTGGCGCAGAGCACAAGAGCTGGAGGCGAACGCTCATGACATTCGAACGGTTGGCCGCCGCAAGATTCTCCGCAGAGTATTCCCATTCATTTCCTGACGCATCCGTCTGTCCCTGGATGAACACCGTCTCAGGTTCGGCAGGTGACTCTGAGCTGGGCTCCTTGACATTGTCAACAACGGAGAGAACCGTAACAGGGGCCGTGAAGACGAGCTTGACGGGGATTTCGAGGATGTCACCAACCTTGAGGCACCAGTTGCCCGCTCCCAAGCGGTCACCTGAGGCATCTTCTTCATTGCCGAGGTAGTTCGTCTCGAAGAGACCCTCGATCTGCTTGCCATTGAGGAAGAAGCGCTGGGGATCCGTGGCAAGGAGCGCACGGAACATCTCGTCAACCTTACCTCTCTGGCCAACCTGGGAGTCGGAATCGAGAACTGCCTGCGCAAGGGCATCTTGCTCTTCGAGCGATTCAGACACCGCCTCCGCAAGTGCCTTGCTTGTCAACATACCGAAGGCATCCTCCAAGTTGTACACGATTTCCTGCGCATCGAAGGCTGATGAGCCGAAGCACTTGGCGAGCACGTAGGCCATGACCAAGTCGTTGGCACCGTAGTGTGTGGCTGGGTCGGCTGTGGCGGTTGCGGGATCATCAACAAGATCCGCAACAGCCGCAAAGTTGGGGATATCAATGTCACGCTTGGAGTCATTGTATGTGTCTAGCGCCGCAGAGCTGTAGTTGAGGCCATCCGCAACGCCGTCGACGTCCGTGTACGCCGTGCCGAGACGCCACTCGAGGAACTGCGCAAAGGTTGGTAGTGGATCAATCTCAGGCTCCTCAAGCGTACGACCCGCATCCGTAAAGCGGCCTGTGGGGCGGTTGGCGCCAGGCTCACGTTCCCAGTGGAAATACTGGTTCATGTAGTCAACAGGCACCTCGAAGCGAACACGGTGACCCATGAACTCACCCTGGGCGAAGTTAATGGCCTGGAACGCGAGGCCGAGTCCTACTACCTTCTTATAACGGAGCGTTACAAAAGCGGGGGGGGCAGAGGGAGGCATTCTTTTATACACTCTGTCGGTATTAATTGTTCAGATAGGAGTATTTTTGGAAGTAAGTGTCTATATTACATTATATGTAATATAAACAATCAAGATTTATACATACACTATTCACTTCTATCCATTCCTATGTTACCGCTACGAAAGAAACTCAGCCGTGTTCCCATATCAGGAGAATTATCCTTTCCTCTTTTAAACTCGACTCTAATCTTTTCTGCTCGCTCCAAACTTTTCTTGACTTTTTCTGCCCAAATCGCCGCCTTTTCTTGATCGCCACGATTTAACATGGAAGGAAATTCCTGGGGCGCCTCAGGCGCAAGTTCCTGGGTGGCCTCAGGAACAGATTCCTGAGTCAAAGAAAAATCCTCCTTCCCTACTTCAATGCTAACCCATCCCTCACCATCTTCCTTAAAACGAGGCTTGCTCCATCCCTTCTTACGAGAGAAGGGACTACTAAATATATTCGTATCATGCTTGAATCTCTTTTCAGCGTCATCTACGGACCATACACGAAAGGGTGGAGATACTTCCGCTACTTTCTCTTCATCGGAGTCTGACGCTAAGGCGGCAAACGTATTTCCTGTATTTACCACAATCTGTGGCTTGCGAGGCATCCTATTAAGTAATATACGCAAATGGGCCTTAGGCCTTATGCCCTTATGCCCTTATGCCCTTATGCCGTATGTCTTATGTCTTATGGCATTAGGCCCTTATGCCCTATGGCCCCCTGATCTAATAAAAAGTGTCGCCTTCACAAAGTATAATCAAAGGTCACCAATGAATCTTCTTATAGTGGAATCCCCTGCAAAATGTAAGAAGATTGCTTCCTTCTTAGGGCCTTCTTATAGGGTCTTGGCCACGATGGGTCATATTCGTGCCTTAGAAGAAGACTTGGACGCAGTTGGTATTGAAAGAGACTTCGAGCCTAGATTCAAGTTCATGAAGGAGAAAACCAAGTCTATGAGCGCAATTCTTGAAGCTGCAAAATCGGCCAAAACAATCTATCTAGCGGCCGACGATGATAGAGAAGGCGAAGCTATTGCATACTCAGTAGCCTGTCTTCTTAAGAAGGATCCTCTATCCTTTCCTCGTGCTGTCTTTCACGAAATCACAGAAACGGCAATTCGCACAGCAGTAGCCAATCCTAGAAAGATAGACTTGAACAAGGTATATGCGCAACAAGCAAGATCTGTCTTAGACATGTTGGTTGGATTCACTATAAGTCCCTTGCTCTGGAAACATGTGGGGCGTGGGTTATCCGCCGGCCGCTGTCAAACACCTGCCTTGCGACTTGTATATGATAAAGAGAAAAGTATCAAGGGGCATACTATTCAGACATCATGGACAGTAAAAGGGAATTTCCCCTTTGAGGCAAAAATGGACGACGAGCTAGAGGACCAAGAGTCGGCCTTGAATTATCTTGAGAATATCCATTTGACACAATCCGCCGTCGTCACATCGTCGACTATAAGTTCTTGGACCGCAAACCCCCCCAAGCCTCTTATCACAAGCACTCTTCAACAGGAGGCCTCGGCCTTACACAAAATGAACCCAAAGGCTACGATGAAAATCGCCCAAGCTCTCTATGAGGCGGGTCATATCACCTATATGAGAACGGACTTTGCGGTTTTATCAGAGGAGGCAATTGCGGAAGCAAAGGAATGGGTAAAAGAGAATCATGGGGCTGCGTATGTTGGTAAAAGTTCTAGCCCCTCTTCTTCAGATAAAGCAGCAAAAAAGAAGACAGTGGGCGATGCTCCTTCTGCACAAGAAGCACACGAAGCCATTCGCCCAACGCACTTTGATGTGGAGGACCTTCCTGGCGACTGGACTCCACATGATAAGAAGATTTACTCCCTTATTTGGAAGAGGGCAGTTCAGTGCGTTATGGCGCCTGCAAAGGGGCAGAATCTAACAGTGAAGCTCATCTTTGGTGGTGACACAAACTTCCCGTGGACTGCACGCTGGAAGAAGACCGACTTCCCAGGCTGGCAAATTCTAGGAATGCCTGCCGATCTTGACAGCGAAGAAGAAGAGGAGGATTCTGATTGGAAGCAGGGTCTTGCTCTTAAAGAAGGCACCGCCATTGAATGGACAAATATACAGGCAGCTCCTAAGCGCTCTAAGGCTTCTCCCCGCTTTACAGAGGCGACTCTTATCAGAGATCTTGAAAAGAAGGGAATTGGCCGTCCATCAACCTT